CCCGTAGGTCTTTTATTATGAGAACCAGATCTAGAACTATTGTCACTAAGACATTTAAGTCGAATCCTACGACAGCCTCAGTTATGAGGTTTCCGTGTGGAGGCGACTCTCAGATCATTAACACAAACCTGTATGCTGGGGTGGCAGAAATGCCAACTCGGTATACTGAAGAGTGGATTAGTGATAGCCTTGGTAGGAAGACTCCGCATCCGGTCGTTCATAGGTCCAAAGATGTCGTCATAGACGAAATCCTAGTACCGTTGCTCGTTCCGAATGCAGATCCTCCTGGCGGTTATGTTCAGTGGACTGGCTACGAACCCGCTTGGGTTCCTAGTCGTGCCTACTGGATGAGTAATGGACTGAGTTGGGACTATAATGTTTCAGCTCCGTCTTTGCCATACCGTTGGTCAATAGATATGCCCTCGTCGTTTCAAGAGTCCTCCATGAAGGAGGATGTTATCGCTAAAGCAAAGCAGCTTAAAGCTGATGTGCTTCTCGATTTAGTTGAAGCGAATCAAATGTGGCCGTCCATCCGATCTCTAGCTACTTGCCTACCTAAATTGGCAAGGAACTGGTCGTCGGTAAGTCGGATAGTCAAGACTGCTAGCGGGTCGTTTCTGGCGTGGAAGTTCGGGGTTTCCCCCGTACTTCAAGACGTCATGGCGATCAACCGGCACCTTGGCCGTTTGCGTGAGGACCTTAGGAAGCATTCCGATGGGGAGGTTATGACAGTCACTCGACTGGCAAAGCTTCCTTGTCGGTTTGACGACACCAAAGACGTTCGTAACCGTTATTTTGGTTACGACGCCGATGAGGTCGTCTGGCGCGGGGATATTTTCCACGAGCCAATGCTTCGCTATGTTCTATCAGTGAAGCCTAAGATACAGTATAAGACTGAGCTTTTCCAAAAGCTCGATTATGCTCTGTCCCGGTTCGCGACGTCGCCTGCCAGTCTAGCGTGGGAGTTAGTTCCTTTCTCCTTCGTTTTTGACTGGTTTGTTGATATTCGCGGAGCGCTTCGTGCGGTTGATAACAGCTTAGGGTTCGCACCCTATGATGTTGTTAACTTTTCGAGGTCGCTTAGCTATAACCTTAGGACGGAAGTCGACCACACGTATTTACAAACGTGTACGGGCGGCGTCCTTAATAAGGTTTATTGTGGTGCCATAATGTATAAACACTACGAGCGTTTCCCTGTTTCCATGGACACTAATGTGTTCAACTGGAAACCGCGCTTCGGAAAGAATCAGGCCGGCATCTCTGCCGCTCTGATCGGACAGCAATTAACTAAAGCTGTTCGCGAAGCCCGGATATAGTCAGCACGGTAAGTTACCAAAGGTATATACCTATGATTACTAACTCGTCACTGGTCCCGACTAACGTCTCCAGCTGTGCAGCATTGCCAACCTCGCCAAAAGCGAGGGAGTCTATGCAAGCACGGTTGGATTATGTACCATCGTGTGCCGCAAGGTCTTCGTCGTCAAAAACGAAAAAGATTGTGCTGCGTATGATGGAACAAATGAAGACTGAAGCGGGTTTGGTTCTTATTACTAAGAGCTGGGCCCGTCTCACTATTCGTTCGTTAGTCTATAGACATTGTCTGTATAAGCAAATACTTCAATTGAAGCTTGCAAACTACAGCGATACTGAGATCGTTGGTGTTTTATGCGGCCCACAAGGTCGCAAACAACGCTGAATAGTCTCATCTAAGATCAGTGGGTTCCCCCTTGGATTTAACTCCGAGTTGGAATCGCTGATTATTAACCCTGTACAATAGTTACAACATAAAATCCCGTCATGAATGCCGATCTAACGTTCAACACAATCGTGTTCAAGAAGCTCTTCGATGAGAAGGGCGGTTCTGAACGCCAGTCAACCGCTCGGGCTATTAATACGCCCGATAAGTTGACAATCAAGTCGCAGGAGTACATCGATTCAGTTACGAAAGTAGCTGGAACTAGGTACACTATGCGGATTGATCGCTACGATATCGATTCCAATCTTGTGCAGATTATTACTTCTGCATATTTTGTTATCGCGGTACCGGTTACAGCGTCTCAGGCGCAGCTCGACAATGTCGTCGCTACGTTTAAGGCCGCGGTCGCCGATGCCAACCTCGTCGCTAACGTGTTGAATAACGAGAAGTGACCTGACGAAAGTCAGGTTCTTCTAGTAAAACGTCACAGATAGGCTGATGGGATCACCAATAAGATGCATGTTATAGAACACACATATATTAGCCTGCTAGCAGATGTTGCTTATAAATCTAAGTTCTCCGAAATTCGGGGGTCTTATTATGGGCTACAATGGTGCCTTAACGAGGCTCCAAAGCTAGAGAAGATGCTATTGGCGTCTATTGAGTCCGGTGTTAAACTGGATCTCAGTAGTTGGCCTGTAGCGCTGAGGAGAATCGCAGCTGGTTCCGTTATGGACCCAGTTCTACTGCGGTTGCTTCGGCAGCTTCTTCTGTTCTGCTATAAAGCCTACATTACACATGACACACAGACAACCGAGAACGCTTTTAAAGCGTTTTTGGTCACTAACAAGGAAGTCGGAGAGTTCGGAAACTCGCTCGGAAGAGCGAGTCCTCGGCTCCTCGACTCCGTTCGACGAAACTGTCAAGCCGCGCTGTACCGATTCCAAGGGGGGGACATTATGCCCTCCCACGGCCCCGGTGCAGTCACCACTTGTAAAGACAAGTGGAGGCATAGGTATTCAACAATTGATTACCTATATCCTCAAAGCGATTGGTTTTCTCTATACTTTAATAGAGAACATTGCTCGCAACTTGAGGAATCGATAGATGTGGACTTGATCGATTGTAAGGTTATTGCCGTCCCTAAGGACAGCCGTGGCCCGCGATTGATCTGTGTCCACCCTGCTGAAGCCATTTGGATTCAGCAAGGATTACGTCGTCGACTTGAGAGAGCTATCTCTCTCAACCGCCACGCGAAGGGTCCATGGCCTCACGGTCATGTACACTTCGATGATCAGTCTGTTAATGGTCGCATCGCATTAAATTCAAGTAGGTCGAGGCGTTACGCCACGATCGATATGAAAGAAGCGAGCGATCGTATATCCGAGCCCCTTGTACAGATCCTTTTTGGATCTAAATACAAGTGGTTTGGATGTTGTCGGGCTCAGAAGTTTACTATCCCCCAAATTGGCAGTATTGCTAATATTAAGGGTCAGGTGAACTGCTACGCTCCCATGGGGAACGCAACAACGTTTCCTGTTCAGAGCTTAGTCTTCTGGGCCATTTGTGTATCGTCATTGCAGCGCCAAGGGTTTCATCAACCCGGTGCTGTCTTTGTGTTCGGTGATGACATCATAATCCCGTCCGAGTGTGCCGAGGTCGTCGTAGACGATCTCGAATCATTCGGGCTAGTCGTCAATAGGACTAAATCCTTTTGGCGTGGTGCCTTTCGCGAATCGTGTGGCGTCGAGGCCTTTAATGGCTTTGACGTCACTCCAGTTCGTTGGAAGACATCGGTTGATGCCGAACACCCTGCTGGTTTGCAGTCTCTCTCAGACATTGCTATGCGACTTCGCATGGCAGGATATGAGGAAGCTGCTTCTACGGCTTATGCCGCACTCAGAACTAGGCTCAAGCGTTATGGTCGTGATTTGTTCATTACGAACAATAGCGATCATGGCGGTTTGGCTGAGTTCTCTACTTGCGATTCCGCTGCGTGGCGCGATGCCTTTTGGCACCGTGACTCACAGTGGTTCGCGAGCAGGGTGTGGCGATTCGAGGTCGATCCTCAAGTGAGGACGACAAGTGATTGGAATCACGTTCTCGAGTCAGTATGCTCACTCGAGCTTACTGGCCGTAGCTCAATACCAGCTCGGCTCCCCCCTCGGGGAGCTAGGCTGAATCGAGGGTGGATCCATGTGAGGTAACAATACCCACATGGGGCATCGGGCCGAAAGGCCCTTTGGCTACTTCTCAAGTGAGAG